CTCTTGCATCTCCTTTGCTTTGTTCTAATGCTTTCCAGATATTAAGTTTCTCTTGGTTCTTACATTCCCAACTATATTCAGATAGTATGCCACTTGTAGTCAAAATATCTCCTTTAAAGCTGAGGCCGCCTGAATTGGGTGTCCTTTTTATATCTGTTTTAAAACGCTTAGCTAAATCTTTTGCAATTTTTAACTCGAATCTTTTACCTTTTTGATTTGCATTTAAACTCATATCTTTTGAAAATGTTTTCTAATTACTGCTCCAAGTTCAGCATCATTAGTATATACTCTACACAAAAAAGCAATGTTGTACTCAACAGGAGAATCAACGCTACGGTAGTGAGAGTCCTTAGTTTGTCTGTATTCATTTAATGTTCTCTTTTTACTTTTCAAAATATTTTTTTATTATCACTACAATTAAAGCACCAGAGATAAAACTGGTTATGTGTGATGTGATTAACATTAATAATATAGTTTTCATTTTTTAAATGTATTAAATTTTTTCTTTAGTTCAGCAGTTTCTTTGTATGCTTTTACATTTTGCATTGTTAACAATGTTTGTTTGTTTTTTATTTCATCTAACATTAACCTCAGCTCTAACATACATTTTAAACTATCTTGCAACGTTTCTACCGCTTCCAATTTACTTTGTGTTACATTGCCACTCTTTAAACCTTCTTGTGCTTTTAAAAGCAATATTTCTAATTTATTCTTTGTAATTGTATAATCTAAATCTGTCATCTTAAAACATTCTTATTTGTTGTTTATGTTGTTCTATTCTTTTCATTGCTGTATTGTAGTAATCTATATCTAATTCACAAGCTGTTAAATCATATCCTAAATTGTGGCAAGCTATTGCAATGCTTCCACTACCTAAATGAGTATCTAAAATTTTATCTCCCTCTTTTGCGTAGTTCATTAAAAGCCATTCGTATAGTTTTACTGGTTTTTGTGTTGGGTGTGTTCTGTCTAATTGATTGCTATTTATTTTTATTAATTTTGAATGTTCATTAAAACTTGTATAAGCTAATTCAATTTGTGTCATAGTTGGAACATAAGTCATTTTATCCCAAACAACAAAACACCTACTACTATTTAGATTGTCTAAAAAATAATTTCCACCCCAAATAATCTGATTTTTACTAACCCTAAATAACTCTGTAAAATATTTATCTGTTGGTATCTCATCATCCCAACCTTTTGTTTTATTTTGTTTTTTAAATTTAGTCATACTATTTTTTTTACTTAGTCCGCCAGTTTTTTTTGTTCCACCACCTATACCATAAGGTGGGTCTACTATTGCAAGGTCAAAGTAATTATCTTCATACCTTGCCATTAGCTTCATATTATCTTCGTTAGTAATTTTCATTGTTTTAAATCTTCTGAATAAAGTAATTCATCACCAAGTTTTTTATCTAATGTTTTAATAGTTCTATATATTTCTATGCTTTTTCTTTTTACTTCTTCTTTCTCTGCTTTAGTAGAATCTGTTCCAAGATGTGCATATAAACTGCAATCTATTTCTAAAAGTGTATCTATCTTTTTTTTATTACTCCAAGTTTTATAATTTATAAACTCTTGTATGTTTTTATATGTGTATCTCATTTTTTTGTTTTAATACGTTATTACCACCAATAGTAAATCCTAATCCACTATTATAATCAAATCTTAGTGGTTCACCTAACATTGTAGGTTTACCACCAGTTTCTTTATCTTTTATTTTATATACGTGAACTTCTGTCATCATCCAAAGTTTATCGTGTGAAATCAATCTATGTAAACAAATAAAGTTATCTACTCTATTTGGAAACACTTGGCCTCCCTCACAATCTGCTTTTCTTGGTGGTTGTATATGTCCATTTAATTGATGGTCTGGTGGATAAACTCTACGTGCAGCTTCTGTTTGTGGATGCATAGCAATAAACATTGTTTTACCTGTTTTGTTGCAAAACTCTCTTACATCATTACAAACTTGATAATTTCTTTCAAATTGTGAAATTCTTCTATCGTGGTTTATACCTGTGTATGGGTCAATAAAACAACCATCACAATCTTCTGCTTTAAATATCTTTAATAGTTCTTTATGGTTGTAAAGTTTTCTATTATCAATAAATTTAAAATACTTGCTTATTTCATCGTGATAAAATAAATATTCGTTTAAATCTTTAATTGTTTCACCTGTCCACATTTGTATTATATCACGCTTTAGTTGTCCAGCATTGTTTTCTCCTGACCATATGCACCACTTCTTTCCGTGTATTTTACTTAGCGCGGTTAAGTACCATAATATAAAATTAGTTTTACCAACATTATCTAAACCAAGAAACATATTAAAGTTGCCATTCTTATAAAGAAAGTAATCATCTAATAAACAACCAATACCAATGCCTTTTTTAATTCTACCTTCTTTAAATGCTTTTAAATATGGTACTGTGGCTTTATCTTCTAATATCATTGGTCCAAAAGTTTTTGCACTTCATCGTTTACTTTAAGTAAATTATCATTTGCATATTTATCTTTTCTTATCTTATCTTTTCTTAATGCTTTAGCCCTGCTTAAGCCACCCTTCTTTCCGTTGCTTACATTTCTCTTGTGTTCTACTAACCTTTGCTGGTATTGTTCATCTAACCATTTAATGCTAATAGTTTCTTCTTCTATTTTAAATAACTCAGCATCTACTAAAGCACTCCATTGTTTAGGTATTAATGTTTTAATTTGTTTTCTTGTAACATTACATTCTTTGCTCCAATAGTAGCAGCAAACTTTCATAAATGCACCTTGCACATCTAATTTCATAAATGATATACTGCCTGTTATCCATTGGTTAGGATAAAATTTAAAGTATGGTAATTCTTTCATAATATAATTTGATTAAAATTTAATAGTTTGTTTGTTTCTAAAACGTAACTATCTACTGTTAAATAGTTTACATTTTTTTTAAATATAAAATTATTTTTATTAAATAACATTTTATTAGTTGCAAAACCCTGAAAAGTAAATTTTCCTTTTTTATCCATATAAAATTTTGCAAATAAATCTATGTTTGATTTTGAATAACTTGGTGTCATCAAATACTTTTCATTCTGGCTTGTCTTAACATCTACTGTAAAACCTTTTAGTATTGCATCACCATTATCTGTTTCTTTAATTTTAGATGTATTATTAATTGTGAAATCTGGAAATAAATTAAACCCTTTACAAAATAAAAATTCACCAGCAAAACCAAGTTTATTATTTCTAATTCCTTTTTTATTGTTTGCTTGACCTTTACCATCAAGATTAGATTTTTCTTTATTTAATTGTCTTTTTTTAGCTATAAGATTAATAATATCTTTTTCAATATCAGATAAAATAAAATAATCATTTATATTCATAATACGCTTTGTTTTTAGCTTCATACTTATAGTAAGCAAGTAGCTCTTCTTCATTAAGTGATTCTTCTGTATATAGTTTATCAAAAGCAAAGGACACGTTTTTAATGTCCTTTACTTCTTCTTTTGGTTGTATATAATCAATATACTTAAAATCTTTCTTTTGGATTTTAAATGCCTGTACCAATGAGATATAAGTTATCTTATACTTCTTTGCTATCTCTGGCATCGTTTGTCCGTTCATCAACATATTTTGTATATCCAACGAACTCAAACCCAATGCGGTTAAGATTTTTGATTGTTTCATAATACTTAAAAGGGTAAATCGTTTGAAGTATTACTTGCTTCAGCTTTAGGTGCTTCTGCATCTGGCTTCCAAGTATCTACACTAATACTTACATCTTTACCATATTGGTCAGCTTCATCTTTTAAATTAATATTTAGTTTGATGAATTTGTTACCATTATACTCTTGTATGTATTCTGATATTTTAGAAGGATTAATAGTTACTTTTAACCATTTAGGATTCATAACTTTACCACTACCACAATATATTGTTTCTTCTTTTTTACTCATTGTTATTTGTTTTTGTTGTTTATAATCTGACATCCAATGCCATTCTTTTTTTAACATTTATACTATTTCTTCTGTTTCTGTTTTTACTTCTACTATATCACTTGAGTAACCCTGAGGTTCTCCATTCCACTCTTTAAATTTATCTGTATAATAATCGTAATCCATCCAACCTTTAAATAATAAACTATCATCTAATTTATATATCTGAACATTAAATGGTGTTGTAGTTTCTATTGCTACAATATAAGCATCAGTATCTTTATCGTATTGGTCTTGATACATTGCCAATTGCATTTTATAATCATTATAGTATAAATCACGTTCAAAGCGTTTTCCAGCATCATTAGTAGTTTTTATATCTACTATGCACTTCTTACCGTTAAACGTTGTTAGAAGGTCTGCAAAGCCCTTAAAATTAACATCTTTATGTTGCCACTCTAACTTAATTTCAGTATCTACTTTATTTTGCATCATTTCAGTAAGTACAGGATGTAACATTGCATTGTTAATTATCTTGTTTGCATCATCTAATTCTTGTTGCTTAATTAGTGTTTTGCCTTCGTTTTGTTCTTTAAACTCAATCCATTGTTTACCAGCCCTTCTTGCACCTTCAAAAATTGCAAACTCTTTTGTAAATGTATCTGGTTCTAATAACATCTTGTGTATTATAGTTCCAAATTGCATTGCATCTGTAGTTTTTAATTCTTTGTTCCAGTAAGCAAGTAAATGGTTAGGAGATTTCTTAAACTGGCATAAAGCCGAGTAACTCAAGTGATTCTTTTTCATAATATATAGTTTAATTTATTTTAGATATGTATTAATTGCCATAGCTAAAACGATTCCAAAAAATACGCTTGTCATAATAAGCGTTGCTAATTCTGTAATATTTGTTTCTATCATTGTTTCTTAAAATTATCTGCTTCAGAATCTGAATAAATACCATACTCATAAGCGTTAATTAATTTTAGTACTAATCTATCTTTTAAGCGTTTCTCAGCCATTGCAAATGCGTAAGGAGCTTTACAGTTGTTTGGTGATGCTTCACCAGTACTCCAGATAATTTTATTACCTCGTTTTGCATCTCCTACTATTGCAACATCTTGGTTGCTATCTCTGTATATTGTAGGTGCGCCAAATTGTATGTTTTCTTTTGCTGCTATCTTTTCACAAGCATCGTGTGTAATAATCCACATACTTCTTGTGCCTCTTTTTAATTCCCAAAAGTCATCTTTGGATAAATTATATTTTTGTGCTAATTCTTTAATTTTCATAGTTTTTAATTTTTGTAAATATAGTTTTTAATTGTTTCATTCTTTGTTCATTGTATTGCATAGCAATTGTTTTTAATTGCCTGTCAATGTTTTCAAGTTTTTTAATAAACCCTTCAAATCTGTGGCGATGTATTTCTAAATCATTATTTGTTAGGTGTATTCTACAGATAATACGTTTGTTCCAGTTAGCTCTAATTACTAAGTTGCGTAACCTATCTTGTAAGTATCTGTTAGTTTCATAAGCCCACCAATGGTTAATGTTCTCATTGTGGTGCTGTTCGTTATGTGGATGAGGATAATGTATCATTGCTCATTATATTTTTCCATTAAACTAAGTAATACTTCAGAATAAGAACGATGTCCATTCTCTTTGCATTTGCCTTGAAACTTTACCAGCGTTTCTATTTTTTCTGCTGGTACGTAAAAGGTTCTTGTTGTGTATGATATTTCTCTACTCATAATTGTTTGTTTTTAAGTTTATGATGTAAATATATATATAATTATAATACAAATTACAAAACACAGTAAAAACTTTATTAACAATCAAATGTTAATTCTAAAATAAATGTGTAATTCTGGCTACTTGGCCATTGTGTTTTGAAAAGATAAAACCTTCTATTGCTTGGTTATTAGAAGAAGTATATCCCATTTTATGATGCCAAGAATCTGCTGGTGATGGACTTCTTAAACTTTCCAAACTACAACCAATTAAATCTTTACTTACTTTGTGGTGAACGTGATGTGCAAACATATATCTGTATTTAGTTTCACTCCACTCTTTACACTCATCTGCCATTAATAAAGGCAATAAATCCCATTTAGCACCATCTCCGTGTGTACTACCAATTAAGTTATTATAATAAGTATAATACTTTCTATGTTGTAAACTAATATCAAAAGTAATGTTTTTGCTATTTCTAAAGTATGTTGCTACAACATCTGACAAGGCAAAACCAGTCAAATAATCGTGGTTACTACTATTATAAACAACGTGCAAATCAGGATAAAAAGAAACTAATGTTTCAATAATATTTATATATAATCTTTTAGCTATATGAAAATGCTCAAAGAACATACCATCAACATCTTGTACAGTTCCTTTTGTAGTTTTACCACCACTTGGTGTATCAATGTGCATAACATCGTTACCAATACATAATATTAATTTATCTATATTAAATCCGTTACTTTTCTGTAATATACCATCAATAGCTTCTAATGTTCTTTGTACTGCTATTTGCTTGTTGTATTCTTCACCACTTACAAATGATTTACATAATTTACCAATATGTATATCTGCTGGTGATATTAAAAGGCAATGTCCATCATTTACCTTAGGTTTAACAACCTTTTCAAAGTTTGGTGAGTATTCTTTTAGGTCGTTTAATAATTGTTTCTTAAACTCTTTTAAATCGTTTTGTTTAAAATTAGGATTCTTAAAATATAAACTGGCTTTTTTGTTCTTTATCCAACCACTATGAATATCATTAGGATTTAAACCCTCAGCTTTTGCTTCTTGTTTTAACCTTCTATAATCATCTATAATTTGTGCCTCGTCTGAGTTAAGGCGGTAACGTGGATTACCTTTGTCTCTCCACCTTTTTTTGTGTGATTTCATTTAACAGTTTTTGCTAAATATAATAAAAATATTTAATTTACTTTTTTTTAGCTATT